CGCGAACCTGAGCGGCGCGGACCTGAGCGACGCGAACCTGAGCGGCGCGAACCTGAGCGACGCGAACCTGAGCGGCGCGAACCTGAGCGGCGCGGACGGATTATTGTCGGCAACAGAATTCATGGCGCAAAACTTCGAGGCGACCGACGACGGCTACATTGCTTATAAAACATTTGGCGGCCAATACGCCGCGCCCGCCACATGGAAGATCGAATCCGGCGCGATCATCAACGAAGTGCCGAACCCCGATCGCTGCACGGAATGCGCCTGCGGAATCAACGTTGCGCCACTGAAATGGGTACGTGAATACGCGGGCGGCAGGTCCTTTTGGAAGGTGCTCATCCGCTGGGCATGGTTGCCTGGCGTGGTCATCCCGTACACGACGGACGGAAGAATCCGCTGCGAGCGGGTCGAACTGGTCGAGAGGGTCGGCGCAACGAGGTAGAAAACCATGATCATTATAGCACATCCGGCGACGGCAATCAAGGGAGGCGCGAATATGAAAACCTTGGACAAACTGCACGTCATCGCGGGCGCACAGGCCCGCAACGAAGCGCGCGACAGCGCCTATGGTAAGCACGAAGCGGATACCGAAGCGGAGATCCGCATTTGGTGTCACGGCGGACGCAGGGATCTGGAGATCTTCTACACGGCGGACCTTGTGCTTCGGTTCTTCGAGACCAACATATCTGTCAACATCGGATCAATCACCATCGGGGAGCGTCGCAACTACTACGATGCGGTAGAAGCGGCATTGCTTTTCGTAAGACCGCTCGTCGTCGAATCGGATGCTATGACGGGCACGCGCACGGCGATCTACGCTGCGGATGACACAGGATACCGCGAATGGGTCGGCGGCGCGATGCCAATGCGGGAGGGAACGAGCGCATGAAAATCATCGGGATGCTGTTCGCGGCGCGGCAGGATGCCGCGAAGGCGCGCATCAAGGAATTGGAAGAGCAGCTCGACGAATCCAAGCAAGATACCACGGATGCGTGGGAACGCGTCACGAAGCAACGCAATGAGAACGCACGCCTGAAATTGCAGCTTGAAAAGGCGCATGAGGAAAACGCAGCGATCCTCGCAGGTGATCTGGTGGTAGGCCCGGCATGTTGGGAGTGCCCCAACAGCCTGCATGTGTATGAAGCGGGGCCGGCCTACCCGCCCACGGTGATCTGCCGGCTGAAGATCCGCTGCAAGATGTTCGGGAAGCAGGCACCCGAACCGTCGGAGGTTGCTGCAACAAAGCTGTCCGAAGGGTGGGTAAACGAATGAGTATGATCAGAAGCATCAGGCGGAACATCGTCCGCAATCGCGGTGAGAGTTGGGAGCACGCGCAAAAGCGCAGGTACGGGAAGAACTACTATGCAATCGCCCACAGCGGCATGCATAAGTCGCATTCGCATAGGGCGGCGCAAACATTCGACCGAGAATCCGCGAATGCTTTCTCTCTCCGAATGGCGGCGAGGACGGCCATAAGGAGTTTCATGACAAAGCCCGCCCGCAAGACGCGCGATCGGGAGACGCAACAGTCATGACAAGGTGTTTACGCACCTGCGCGAATTGCGCGCACTTCGAACCCAAAACGGAGCATCCGCGTTCGGTCGGCTGGTGCTGCGCGCAGCTCATCGACACCAGCGCGATCAGTGAAATCTGCCATAGGTTCGAGCAAAAACGATGCGAGAAGTATCCCGCCGGGGAACGCGACAAGCAATATCAAGGAGGTATGCGGGCATGAACGAAATGACGAAGGATCTGGGCGCGATCACGGCGGAGATATGCATGCTGCGCGACCAGACCGCGAGCAACATCATCGAGATCGGCAAGCGGCTGACCGCCGCAAAGGAAATGCTGCCGCATGGCGAGTGGCTCAAGTGGCTGGAAGAGAAGGTGCAGTTTTCGATTTACACAGCTTCCAGATTTATGAGGGCTGCCGAGCGGTTCGCAAATTTGCCGACGTCGGCAAATTTGCCCACAGGCAAGGTTATGGAGCTTCTTGCCCTTCCGGAAGGACAGACGGACGCATTTGTAGCAGAACACGACGTGGAGAGCATGACCGTGAAGCAGCTGCGCGAGGAGATCAAGCGCGCAAAGGCGGAAACGGAAGCCGAGAAACAGCGCGCGGACGAAACGGCGCAACAGGCGGCGGAGCGCGTGCAGATCACCAAGGAAGCCTTCGAGGAAAAATACGCGCGCGAAGTCAAGGCGGCGCAGGAAGCGCGGGAAGCCGCCCGCTATCAATTGCGGGAGAAGGACGCGGAGCTGGCGCGCATCAAGGCGGAGATCGACAAGGCCAGAGCGGAGGGACAAGCCGGCAGCGACGCGCGCAAGCTGAAGCAGCTGAACGAGCGCATTGACCAGCTGTGCAAGGAGCGCGACGACGCGGAGATGGAGGCGGAGGACGCCAAGCGCGCGTATCTGGCGAAGATCGCGGAGCTGGAAAGCCGCGCGATGTACGCCGAACGCAAACTCTCCGAGGCGAAGGCCGCGCCGCCGGAAGTGATCGTCGCGCCGAAACCGGAGCGCAAGCCCGATCCGCGCAACATGGCCGTGGTGGGACAAGCCTACCTGCGCGGCATGGCGGGACATTGGCTGTTCAGAGAACTATACCGATTCGGAGAATTTCACCGCGTTACCGAACTGGTCGATGCTTGCGAGGACACGGCGCATTCCGATGACATGCTGGCGAAAATGCTGAACGAATATTGCAAACAGCATAACGGCGGCGGTTCGAGCGAACTTTTTGTCCAGTTCGAGAAGGCCCACGCAAAGTTTTCCACCGACCTGTACGGCGGACACACGGTAACAATGGGCTTCAAGGAACTAAAAGAACTACTATACGACGCGACGATAGGAGGATAACAGTATGAAAGATATCCACAACACATACACAGTATCCACAAGTATATCCACAAGTATATGCACAAAAGAACTGGACGAGGAACTGACGCGGAGAAGGCGCGTCATAAGCGCGAGCGTAGGCCCTTATCAGGATTACGAGATAAAGTCGAAATACGGGGCCATGCGCTTGTCCGCAGTCGCTCCCGCGACCGTGCTGATTATCAAGGAGGATACCAAATGACAGAGCAGGATTTGTATCGGGAGCTGGCGCCGCAGGAGATCGACGACGCGGTGGAAACGGAAACGGAGCTGCCGGCGGAGGAACGCCGGTTCTTCATCCGGGACGAGCATATGGCGGAATGGGCGGTGCGTAAGATCGCCCAGGAGCGCAGGGAATTGAAACGCGTGCAGGACATGTGTCAGGCGGAAACGCGCAGGTACGAGGAATTCCGCCTTCAGGCTGAGGCCGATCAGCAGCGGCGGGAAAGCTACCTCACGGCGCTGCTGGACGATTACATGCGCTCCGTGCCAACCAAGCAGACGAAGACGCAGGAAACGGTATCGCTGCCCAGCGGAAGGCTGGTGCGCAAGTTCCCTTCGCCGGACTACCGGCGCGACGACAAAGAGCTGGTCAAATGGCTGGAAGATATGGGCAAGGCCGACATGGTGCGCGTGAAGAAGGAAGCGGACTGGGCGGCGCTCAAAACGCAGGTGACCATATCGGGAAACGACGTGGTATACGACGAAACGGGCGAGATCGTGCCGGGCGTGAAGGTTGCAATGAAACCGGCACGATTCGCGGTGGAGACACGGGAGGAGGCGTAAGGAATGCAAATCATGCACGCGGAAGAGATTCAGCCGACGCCAGTGCGCGCGCTGATTTACGGCGCGCCGGGCGCGGGCAAGACGACGATGGTGAAATACCTGCCGGGCAAAACGCTGCTTTTTGACGCGGACCGGACGAGCGGCGTACTGCGCGGCGCGCCGGGCATCGACATCGTATGCGTGGATACGCGAAACACGTTTCAAAGCTGGTCAGATCTCCTGATGGAGCTGATGAATAAAGACGGCATGGGATACGACAACATCGTGATCGACAACATTTCCGAATTGGAGCGCATGATCCTGTCGTCCCTCGGCGCGGCGGGCAAGAACAACGGCATCCCCTGCCAGGCGGACTATCAGTTCATGCAATACAAGCTGACTAATTCCCTGCGCTACATGCGCTCGCTCGACAAGAACATCATCTGGACGGCGTGGGAAATCGTGGAGCCGGTGACGGACGGCGAAGGCAACATGACGACCGTGACCGGTCCGCAGATCAGCCAGAAGATCCGGAACAACATTTGCGGCCTGTGCAATATCGTGGGCCGCATGGTGGCCAAGGCGGACGGCACGCGGGGCATCGTGATGCAATCCATGCCGGGCGTCTACGCGAAGAACCAGTTCGACGGGCGCGCCGGATGCCTGCAAAGCGAGCTGTTGCCCAACGGCGAGGCAGCGAACAAGGCGCAGGCCGAGGCGGCGCAGGAGGCGGCGAAGCAGGAAGCGGCGCAGGCTGGGCAACCGCTGGAATATATCTGCGAGCAGTGCGGCTGTGTGATCGTGAAAGACGGTACGGGACGCACGCCGGAACAGATCGCGAGCGGCACGCGTAATTTCACGGGCCACGAATTCTGCATCGACTGCTTCAGGGCATGGAACAAGCTGAACTCCGAACGCCTGGCGACGCTGGAACAGGACCACCAAATGACCGGCATGAGCGAGGAGGACTTCAAGACCGCGATGCAGGTGATGATGGACAACGGCGTGGTGACCGACCTGCGCCCGGGCAACTGGACGGAGGAGCAATACCGCCGGATGCGCGGGTGGTGACGGTATGGCGCTCAGGGAATATCAGGAGGACCTGATAGTGGGCGTCAGGCAGGCGATGAGGGAAGGCTGCCGGCGGCCGCTGGTGCTGCTCGGATGCGGCGGCGGAAAGACGATGGTCGCCGCGACGCTGGCCCGGCAGGCGACGGACAAGGGATCCCGCGTGCTGCTGATCGCGCACAGGCAGGAACTGATCGGGCAGGCATACCGGGCGTTTATGGCGGCGGGCGTGGATCCGCTGAAATTCTCCGCGATGATGGTGCAGACGGCATGCCGCCGCGCCGATCGCCTGCCGCCGCCGGACCTCATGATCGTGGACGAATGCCATCACGCGATGGCGGGATCGTACCGGAAATTGATCGACGCTTTCCCTTCGGCGTGGACGGTCGGGCTGACCGCCACGCCGTCCCGGCTGGACGGATCGGGACTGGGCAAGGTGTTCGACCGGATCGTGGAAGGGCCGAGCGTCAAGTGGATGATACAGAACCAATACCTCGCGCCGTATGACTACTACGCGCCGGATCTGTGCGACCTCACGGGCATGCACGTAAGGCGCGGCGATTACGTGGCGCAGGAGATCGAGGAAAGGATGCTCAAAAAGGCGGTGTTCGGCGACGCGATCGCCTATTACCGGCAGCTGGCGGGAGACCGGAGCGCGATCTGCTACTGCGCGACGGTGAAGCACTCCATGGCGGTGGCCGAGGCGTTCGGCGAAGCGGGCATCCGCGCGCAGCACGTGGACGGAACCACGCCGCCCACGCTCCGGCAAAGGATCATGGAAGCTTTTAAGGCGGGCGAGATCCGCGTGCTGACGAACGTGGACCTGATCTCGGAAGGATTCGACGCGCCGGACTGCGGCGTGTCGATTCTGATGCGGCCGACGCAGTCGCTGACGCTGCACGTGCAGCAATCGATGCGGTGCATGCGCTACAAGCCGCTCAAGCGCGCCGTCATCATCGACCATGTGGGCAATTACGCGCGGTTCGGCCTGCCCGATCAGGACAGGCAGTGGTCGCTCGAGGACAAGCGGCGCAGCGCAAAAAGCGCGGACGCGCAGGCGCCCGTCCGGCAGTGCCCGGAATGCTACTGCGTGCATCCGGCGCAGGCGCGGATCTGCCCCAAGTGCGGCCACGTCTATCCGCCGCCGGAGAGGACGCCCGAGGAAGTGAAGGAAGCGCGCCTCAAGCGCGTGGAAGCGATCGTGCTGGACTACTCGACGCCGGAGAACTGCCGGGATATGCAGGAACTGCGCGCGTACGCCAAGCGGCACGGCTACAAGCCCGGATGGGCTTACTATCAGGCGACAAAGAGGAGCATACTGCAATGAAACGTTTGATCGACGCGGACAAACTGCATGACAAAATCGAAGAGCTTCTCAGGGGATACGCCGGATTCCCCGACGAATTTCATCAAGGGTTACGCGGCGGACTGGTTCACGCGATACACCTGATCGAGATTGCGCGCAACACAGACGCCGTGGACATGGTTCGCTGCCGGGACTGCGCCAGGCGCGGTACGAACCGGTGCGCCATGTACGAAGACAGCGACGAAGCAACCGTGGACTGGACGGAAGAAAACGGCTTTTGCAGTCTGGGCGAGGAGCGGCAGGCATGAGGGAAACGGCGATCATGAACGCGATCCGCATGGCGCTTTCGGCGCGCGGCGTGGTACTCCGGCTCAACAACGGCGTATGGGCGACGCCGGACGGACGGCGCGTATCCAGCGGCCTGCCGCCCGGCACGAGCGACCTTTTGTTTGTCGGGCATGGATTCGTCGCGTTCATCGAGGTCAAGACGGAGGCGGGCCGCCTGCGCCCGGAACAGGCGCATTTCCTTCGGGAGATGGCAAGGTTGGGACACAGGACGGGCGTCGCGCGATCCGTGGAGGACGCACTGAAAATCACAGAGGAGGAACAGGAAAATGGCTAATGGATTTACGGTGGACTACAAGGCGCAGGCGACGACGGGCAATATGGAACTGGTGCCCGAGGGAACGTATGAAACGGTGATCGTCAACGCGGGACTGCAACCCACCACGCTGAAAGGAATAGTCCTGTTGAGCATGCGCCTGACCATCCGAAACGACGTGCAGCAGCCGTGCCCGAACCGAATGATATTCTGGGACGTATGGCCGAAAAAGGAACCAACGGAGGCGGAGGCGGCGATCGGCGGATTTGGGTTTGGCATGATCCAGGGCATTTCCCGAAGCGCGAAGCTGCCCGACGGCAAGGCGTATCCGGACATCGACGCATGGATTAAGGACCTGATCCGCAAGCCGATCCGTGTTACGATCAAGCATGAAGCGCGTCAAAAGCCGGATGGCAGCGACGGAACGAGAATCAAGGTGACCGACTGGCAAGAGACGGAGCATATGCCCGTCCGCCACACGTGGGCCGCGGCTAAAACGCCCGGCGCGGCGCCTGCCGCGAGAAACACGGCGCCTGCCGCTCCTGCCGCGCCGGCGACCGTGCCAGATGACGAACTGCCGTTTTGACGAACTCAGAGCGTTTTCCATGGATGGCCGGGCGGGGTTTCCCCGTCCGGCATGGCGGAGGATAGAGCGATGTACGAACAGATTCCGGAAGAACTGAAACGCCTCAGGCAATGGGTGTGCTGGACGTGGACGACGAACGCCGCGGGCGATAAGCGCAAGCTGCCGGTCAATCCCATGACGGGCGGCAACGCGCAGAGCAATAACCCCGAAACGTGGGGCGCGTTTGCGCAGGCAACCGCAGCGTCCGCCCGGCACGACGGCATAGGATTCATGTTCGCCGGCGGGTATTTCGGCGTGGATCTGGATCATGTGGAAGGCGACATCGCGAAATACCGGGCGGGCGAAAATAACAACATCGTGACGGAATTTCTGTCGGAGCTTCATTCCTACGCGGAACTGAGCGTCAGCGGGACGGGCGTGCACGTGATCTGCAAGGGCCGTCTGCCGCCTTCCGGACGCAGGCGCGGCGACGTCGAGATGTACGAGTCGGGGCGGTTTTTCGTTATGACGGGAAACCGGCTGGGTCCGTATGAGAACGTCGCGGAATGCACGGACGGCATCGCGCGGTTGCACGCCAAGTATATCCGGCCGCCGAAGCTGCCGTCCGAGGCCGCGCGGGAGGAGCCGCTCGCGGACGACAAAAGGCTGATCGAGATCGCGTCGAACGCGAAGAACGGGCAGGACTTTGCGCGGCTGTACGCCAAAGGCGACATCACGGGTTACGCGAGCCAGTCGGAAGCGGATCTGCGCCTTTGCAGCATGCTGGCGTTTTACACGGGCCGCGATCCGGCGCGCATGGATGCGCTCTTCCGCGCTTCCGCGCTCATGCGGCCCAAATGGGACCGGGCGCAGGCCGGAACGACCTACGGCGCGATCACGATCGACAAGGCGGTGCGCGAGTGCGACAGCGTCTATTCGCCGAAAACGGGTGGTTACGGCGGCGTCACCATCGGCGCGGGGCCGTCTGCGCCCGACGAACCGGCGCGAAGGCTCTATTCGTTCGACGACACGGGCAACGCGGAGCGCTTACGCGACATGTTCCCGCTGCACATCGCCTACAACTACGCGGACAAGGCATGGATGATCTACGACGGACGCCGCTGGGCGGACGACAATCTGGGCGAGATCCGCCGGATGGCGGACTTAAGCGTCGAACGGCTGGAAGAAGACTGGCCGGAGTATGCGAAACATCTGCCGGAAGGCGCAATGCCGGAGAAGTACGAGGCGGCGTTCCGGAAATTCCTGAAAACGAGCAGGTCCTTCGCGGGCAAGACCGCGATGATCCGCGAGACGGAGCATCACGTCGCCGTGCTGCCTTCACAATTCGACACACATAAAGGGGTTATCAATACGGAAAGCGGATTGGTGGATCTGCGGGACGGCTCCGAAGCGCCGCACGATCCCAAGCAGTATATCACGCGCGTGACGGGCGTGGAGTATTCCAAGACCGCGCAATGCACGCGGTGGATGGAGTTTTTGAGCGAGATATTTCAGGGCGACGAGGAACTGATCCAATATATCCAGAAGGCCGTGGGCTATTCGCTGTCCGGATCGACGGCCGAGCAGTGCGCGTTCTTCCTGCTCGGCAACGGCAAAAACGGCAAGTCGACATTTCTGGAAGTGCTTTCCTGCGTGCTGGGCGACTACGCCATGCACATCCAGGCGGACACGATCATGCTGAGAAACGGCGCGAGGGGCGGCGCGAACAGCGACATCGCGCGGCTGAAGGGCGCGCGGTTTGTGACCGCCGCCGAGCCGAACGAAGGCGTGCGGCTGGACGAGGGACTGCTTAAGCAGCTGACCGGCGGCGACCGCGTGACGGCGAGGAAGCAATACGGCTCGGAATTCGAGTTCGAACCGGAGTTCAAGCTGTGGATGAGCACCAACCACAAGCCCACCATCCGCGGCACCGACGAGGGTATCTGGCGGCGCATCCATCTGATCCCGTTCAATGCGTCGTTCGAAGGCGCGAAAAACGACACGTCGCTCAAGTCGAAGCTGATCGCGGAAGGTCCCGGCATACTGCGCTGGGCGGTCGAAGGGTACATACTGTGGCGGCGCGACGGGCTGACGCTGCCCAAATGCATGCAGGACGCAGTGAAGGCATACCGCAGCGAGATGGACGTGGTTCAGGCGTTTCTGGACGACTGCTGCCAGACGGATTGCGGACAGGCGGATGCGGGCGAGCTGTACCGCGCCTATTGCGCCTGGGCGGAGGACGGCAACGAATACAAGATGCCGCAGCGGAAGTTCGGGTTGGAAATGGGCAAGCGGTTTCAGAAGATCCATCTCAGACGAGGATGGATATATCAGGGCGTTTCCATGAATAAAACGGGCGTTTCCGTAGGCGTATTCCACAATCGAGCGTGACGGATGTGACGGATAATTCATATTTCACAAGAGTCTATAAGGAAAATTAAGCCCTAATATACGTTATAGAAAAGTCTTGCGAATTGGCGTTTATCCGTCACATCCGTCACATGACGTCCGGCATTCGCGGCGGACCGACAACATACGGGAGGACAAGACATGATGGACGCGAAAACCTATCTGCGCCAGCTGACGCGCATGGACAAGCGGATCGACGCGCTGTTCGAGCGTCGGAACCGGTACAAGGATCTCGCCACGCGCCGGACTACGGTTTACCGCGACATGCCCGGCGGCGGAAGACGCTGCGCAAGCTCCTGCGAGGAATATGTTTGCAAGATCGTCGATCTGGAACGGGAGCTTGACCGGCGCATCGACGAATACGTCGACCTGACGCGGGAGATCGAAGGGCTGATCGCCAACGTGCCGGACGACCGGCACCGGGACATCCTGACGTGGCGGTATGTGAACGGCTGGAGCTGGGAACGGATCGCGGAAGCGATGCATTACGACCGCGTCTGGATCTGGCGGCTGCACGGTCGGGCGCTTGCAGAGTTCGAGAAAACACGCAACACAAAACAACATTTGGATGTGCTATAATGGCAACATCAAGGGCTGTCCGAAAGGGCGGCCCTTTCGTATGCCGAACGGAGGCGCGGCAATGACTGATTATTACCACAGCACGAAGCACAAGCACTGGCGCGCTGCCGTCTTGCGGCGCGACAAATACCTGTGCCAGGATTGTCTGGCGTATGGACGCAAGACGCCTGCCACGACGGCGCATCACATCAAGGAACGTGCCGACTACCCGGAGGTGCAGTATGACGTGGATAACGGTGTTGCGCTGTGCGCCGCGTGCCACAACAAGCGGCATCCGGGCAAGGGCGGATACCGCGAACACGCCACCAGATTCTAATCCCCCCCGCTTCGGGCGCCGGACGGAAGGCTCGGGAACACCGGAAGTGTGCCTCTCTTCCCTCCCCAGCGAATTTTTCAAAAAAATTTTTGACGCGGATCCGGCGCCTGACAGGAGGTGGTCGCATGGCGACGGCACTGGAAAAGAAAACCATCGCGGCCATGCAGTCGCTCGGAACGTATAAGCCGGAGTTTGACCCGATAATCAAGGTTTACTGTCAGCTATGGACCCAATATACAAAGCTGACGACGAAATTCCAGAAGAGCGGATACGACTGTGAGGCGCTCACGGCGACAGGTACGAAAAAGGCGCCTATCGTCGCAACGCTTGAATCGCTGCGGAAGGATCTGCTTGTATATGCAGCGCAGCTCGGACTTACGGCGGCGGGCCTGAAGAAGCTCAAGGAAAACGCGCTGGCGGACAGCAAAAAGAAAAGCGCGCTCGCCTCCGCGCTGGAGCAGATTGACGAGGTGCGTTCCGGATGACCGGGAAATACGC